AACACTACTAGAAGTACCAGGTTGCATACTCTCATTTTCATATTTTGTCCCAGTAGGTTTAGCATCCACACCACTAGCAACTCCTTCACCCAGAGATGTCGTGAGTAATCTAAATCCTTCATCAAACTGACTCTGCATATCATCAAAATTAGTATTCAAATCTTTCATCGCATTCTCAACTCTTTTATTACTATCAGTAAAATCAAAGGTTAGAATATTTTTACCAATTGCACCTAGAACATTTCCAAATCCCCTAAAAATTTTAACAGTATTATTGAAAAATCCAGTTACAATAGTATAAAGTCTTTGTATTCTAGCAATTAATTCCTGTGCCATCGTAATAATTGATGGTAGATTATACATCAACCACCCAACCAATAAAGTACCTAGGAAGTCCATAATTCTCCCCAAGAATCCTTTAGTACTTGAAGCAATTGCCTTTGCCTGCCTCTTAAATACTCCACCAATACTTGATGCTTCTATTATATCTTCTCTATTTTTTCTTCTTTCAGATTCTTGCCTTCTTTGAGAAAGAATATAATTTCCTGCTATTGATTCTCTCTTTACTTTTGTCTTTTTTAATAGAATATTATTAAGTTTTACAGTCTTCGTTTTTATTCCACCCAATCCAGATCTCAAAGATCTCATTGCTGTATTAATATTAGTAAAACTTTTTATTGGAGTTATAACTGGTGCCATCTTATGTTACCACATTATAATTGACTTGGGAATAAAGAACATAGAAGTTATCCGGATTTGATGCTGATATTGCCGGAACCTCATTTACGGAGCCACCTGTAGGAGCAGCACCAGATCGTTGTTGAGCAGAAGAACCTGTTCTCTTATACACTACATTTGGTTTTGCTTCAGGTGCTGGTCCAAGATTAAATGCGGCAGATGGTATTCTTGTAGTCTGTGCCTGTGGTGAAACCTCTGCTGGAACATCAATATTACCAAATTCTGCTGGTTTGGAAGCATCTAATTGCTTTGATTTATCTACTTTTGGTTTTGTTTTTGCTTGTTGCGCCTTTGGTTGTTGCGTATTCTCATTCTTTCCAAGAAAAGTTCCCTCAAAAGCACCAAATTCTCTGCCAATATCCAATGCAACAGCAGGCAATCCAACTAGCGGCAATGCAGAAGCAGCAGATAAAGTTCCTCCAACCATATCACCCTGAGAATATCTATATGCAGATATTCCAATATTAATTGGTGCAAAAAGTTTTGATCCAAAACTTGCAGCACCCTTTAGCAAGTTTCCGGTATTTTTTAATAATCCACCACCACCTCTTGCTGCTGCCTTAGCAACATCATCCATAGAACCACCTGCTAGTGCTCTTATTCCAGCCTGCGCCCCAGAAACTAGTGCGTTTCCACCAGACTTCAATAAATTTGCAAGTGCTCCAAAAAATCTACCAACAGTGTTTTTAATTAACCATCCACCAATTTTAAGAGATAATCTGGTAATGGTCGAGGCAATTGCAAAAAATCCACCATTCAATAAGAATAATGTTCCGGCAGCAATTCCAAGACCCTTTAGAACATTATCTTTGATTTCTTCTAATTTTTTACCATTGCCTTCTGATAACGCTCTAAGAGTTTCTATTCCTTGATTTGTTAACCATCCAATGAATAATGTTGTAAAGAATTGTTTTACTTTATCTAAAATAGATTGTGTTCTTTGTGCAATTGCCTGAGCAGGAGCAATTAATGCATTTTGTATTTTTCTTTCTATTAAACTTTCTCTGCCTATTCTTAATCCTTGTTCGGTTGCTCTTCTTTGCTCCTCTTGCTCTTGCTTTATACTATTCTTCTCTAGAACACTATCATAAGCAATTAAATCTGTAATTCTACTTAAAGCAGTACGAAAATCATTAACTTCGGATCTTAAAGAATTAATTTGCCCTTGCAGTGAAGATATGTTCTGAGTCTGATTCTGTATTGCTGTTGTAACTAATGCCCCAGAATCTGATTGCTTATTAATAGGAACCAGTGCTCCACCACGACCAAATACATTCGATGATACCCGAGTTCTTGCAAATATTGCCTTTCTTTTTTCCGCAGACAAATATGATCCTGATGCAGGATCTACTCCACTTTGTGCTACTTGTGCGAGATCAGCCATTTGCTTGGTTCTTTAGATTTTCTTCTTCAATATAATTTTGTAGTAAGGTTACATAAATCTCGCGCTCCCAAGGAAGCATATCTTCAAGTTCAGTCAAAGAGTATTTATGATGCTGCATCATAGCAAAATTTGTCTTGTAGTATGACGCAAGGTCAGTGTGCGCCATACTTACGCGAAAAAAGCAGATAATCCCTCCAGAACTACCTCACTCTCAACTTTAGTATTAGGATTTTTAATCTTAATTGTATGAGAAAGTTTGGGCATCGTATCAAAGAACTTTTCAACTTCTTTGAATTGCTTGGAACTTAACTGCTCAACGAATTCCAATAATTCTTTCTTTGTAGAATCACTTGCAATCCAAGACTCTTCTTCGGAATAAATTTGATCAATACAAGAAACAATCAAGTCGAATGTATCATCAACACTCACACTCTCACTAGAATCAAAATTGTTCTTAATAAACTCCATCATTGATGGATATCTCATTCTCAAGGTTAAAGTTTCATCTAACTTGATATCACGCGAATGTTCCGGATTCGATTCAACATCAATTTCATCTAGATTGATACTGGTTGGAACTTGAGTCTCACCATCATCAGGGCAGGTAATCAAAACATCTACAGTTTCACCAACCGACTTACCTCTAATATTGAGGAACAAATACTCAATATCAAATGTTGCGAGATCTTCTACTTTAATACCTTTGCTTAAAATACAGTTTGAAATAACATTCTTAACCGCATTCGCAATCTGTTTTGAATCCTCACTTTCTAGTGCAATGATTAGAATTTTTTCTTCTTTAACTAGGAAAGGTCTATATCTAATTTTCTTTTTTAATGATGGAATTTCCAACTCATAAATTGGAGTCGCAATCTTTGGTAAAGGCATAATAACCTATAAAGTTCAGTTAAAATTATTTAGACGACTCTACGAGAACGATCATATGCAATATCCCCAATACCTCTTGGTCTTCCCGGATCATCTAATCTACCAGTTCCAAGATTTGAGTTTCTCCACAATAGTTCATCTCTACCGGTTGCAAGTCTAGTTAATTGACTGGCAGTATTAACAACATTAACAGCACTAAAAATTTTATTACCATCAACATTTCTCGCAACATCCCAACTTAATACCTTACCACAAATATATCTCTCATAATTAAATGTGGCACTGATTCGTAACACATCAGAACCATTGTAACTTACGGGTGTAGAATTTAAAGAAAGTGGAAAAAGTCCAAAGAAATTATATTCAATTTCTCTGTTATAATCCCTATCAAATTTAATGATTTTGGTTGTATTACATTTGTATGTTTCTGGATATTGCATTCTAAAATGATATCCATCTCTGTATGGATCTGCATTAGATCCACCAGAAATAAATTCCATCCAGTGCTCTATAAACTTTAAAGTTTTATAATCCTTATCGACATAAAATTCTAAACCAATTTCCGTAAAAATTCTACGATGAGCAATTCTTTCATTTACTCCGGTAAAATTATTATTGATATCTGCAGTTGCAAAGGTTGTTCCTGGTAGTGATGCAGAATGGCAGAGTAATCCGGCATCTTCGGCAATGAATCTTAGATCAACACCTCTAGTATAAAGATATGCTAAAAGTTGACCTGGCAAACCACCAAATATAACTTGGAAGTGCGAAGACTGAGCAAGATTGGTGAATAGTGGTTTAAAATCTGATATTCTACGAGGTCTGACCACTCTAAATACCTTTTATAAGTCTTAGTATACTTATTTAGATGTCTTACAAGGGAAAATATCAACCAGCATTCCCACAAAAGTATAAAGGAAATTCCCAAAACATTGTGTATAGGTCTTTGTGGGAACGCAAATTTATGGTATATTGTGATACGAATGAGAATATTTTAGAATGGTTCTCGGAAGAAATTGCAGTTCCTTACAGGTCTCCGATAGACAATAAGATTCATAGATACTTTCCAGATTTTTATATCAAAGTCAAAGAAAGTAATGGGCAGATTAAAAAATATATAATTGAAATCAAACCAAAAAAACAAACAATAGAACCTATACCACAAAAGAGAAAGACAAAGGGATATATCTATGAGGTTTATGAATATGTTAAGAATCAGGCAAAGTGGAAGGCAGCAGAAGAATGGTGTGCTGATAAAGGATATGAGTTTAAGATTTTCACGGAAGACGACTTAGGTATCAAATAATGCCCAGAAAGACTCTCAAACAAAGAAAAGATCCAAATCCTACAAGTGATAAGAGTAATCGTATTCGTGGTGTTTTGGATAATCTAATTGGAACAGAAGACCCCGATGATTTAATGACTGAAATATTGAATGCTATAAAAGAAAGTGGAAAGATGCCTAGTGTTGGTAAGTATTATGTCTTTGTTTATAATCCAAAGACACCCAATGTACAGTACGATCAAAATCCATTAGTCGCAGTAACTAATATTTTCCAGTGGGGATTTAGAGGTATTAACTTTCACTGGGAAAAAATGAGACAATATACTTGGGATGAAATACCGGGTCCATTATATGAAGTTTATGCAGAAGAACTTGCCGACCTAAGAGAGATACCTTTTGGCAATATTCGTCTAAATAATTAAAAAATCTATAATGGCAGTTTCTTTTCCACCAAATTTCTCACCAGAAGTTCAGGCAACCAGTATACAGGGATTTAAGAATGCTGCTGCTGCTTCCCAAACTGCACCGCTTAGATACCCACAGAAGAGTATTGGTAGGGATGATGACTACTTGGAAATAGGAGTTATTGAATATGTTCCACCTGGACTTGAAACTGGAGAAAATAATCTTAAATTAAAGACAGGAACGGAAAAAAATTCCAAGCAGAAAGCAAGACAAACAATACAACTACCAATTCCGGCAAATATTGGAGATACAAATCAGGTCAATTGGGGTGATGATAGTTTTAATCCTCTTGCCGCTTTTGGTGCGGAACAAATAGGAAAGAGTCTTGCTAGCGGTAATCTTCTTAAAGATATATCTAATGCATATAGTAATACTATTAACACTGGAAAAGAAGTCTTAACAAAAGGTGGTGGACAGGATTTAATTTCAAAGTATTTTCAATCACGATTAGTAAACTCATTAGGTGCTAACACAACACCTGAAGGACTTTTATCAAGAGCTAGTGGAAATGTTCTAAATCCAAACCTAGAACTACTATTCAGTGGTGTTAATTTAAGATCCTTTCCCTTTGAGTTTGATTTTGCTCCAAGAAATTCGGAAGAATCAAATGTTGTTAAGCAAATTATAAGAATATTTAAACAATCAATGGCACCAAAAACTGGTAGTAATACATCAGGTGCCGGACTATTCATTGATGCTCCAAATATCTTTCTACTAAAATATAAAACTGGAAGTCGTGACCATCCATATCTAAACAAGTTTAAACCTTGTGCTCTTACAAATATGAGTATGAATTACACGGGTTCTGGTTCATATGCAACTTATACAGATAAAACGCCGGTTCATATGAAATTAACTCTGAGTTTTACTGAACTGAATCCAATTTACAATGAAGATTATAATAGTAATGTTGGTAAACAAGCAGTAGGTTACTAAAATGTCTTATTTCAGAGAACTACCAGACCTAGAATATCAATCACCTTTTGCTGATAGTAATTCCTCACAGAATTATGTAAGAGCAAAGAATTTATTTCGTCGTGTGAAACTTCGTGATGACTTAAATAATGTTTTCACACTATTCAATAAGTATCAAATTCCAGAAGGTGCGAGACCAGACATTGTTGCAGAAGCAGTTTATGGTAGAGCAGATTATGATTGGGTGGTTCTTATGACTGCCGGTATTGTGAATGTAAGAGACGAATGGCCTCTTTCTAATAGAGATCTTTATAGGTATGCCGAAAACATTTATGGTACTCGGTTAAATGCCGTTCATCATTATGAGACTACAGAAGTTAAAGATTCGAATGGAAGACTGATACTTCCTGCTGGTAAGGTTGTCGATTCCAATTTCACTATTCCAAATCCGACTGATTATACTGCAACATTAAATCCTGTTGTGGGTATTGGAAATTATGAATATGAAACTATAAAGAACGAAGAGAAAAGGTCAATATACTTGCTAAGAACAGATTATCTACAGCAATACTTAAATGATATGAGAACTATTATGCATTATGAAAAGTCTTCTCAGTATGTTGATAAGAAGCTCATTCGTACCGAGAACACTAGAGTCACGATGCCATAAAAAAGGGGAGGTTTCCCTCCCCCCATTATAACTATTCCGCCAATTTTGCGAAATATGACATCGTGTCATCATCCTCTTCATCATAAGAAGAAGAAGACTTAGAAGAACTTAGGTTACTCAGTTCGGTGCGAAGATCTTCATCAAGTTCACGAACTGGACCACGAGAAGTCTCTTCCTCATCGGCAACTTCGGGGTCTTGACGACGAGTTCCTTTGTTACCAAGAACATAATCAAGACGCTTCTTCAGTTCATCATAAGTCTTGAACTGATCTGGAGCAATAAGTTCGGCAAGAGAATACTGTTTCTTCCAGATTGCTTCCATCGCATCATCATCGTCCAGAAGAGCACCTTGTGGGGCAAATTCACTGGAGTCATAGTTACGATAACCGGCAACATTCTTTGCCTTCAGTTTGAAGTTAGCACCCTGCCAGAAGTCAAAAGGATCGATAGGAGTCTCATCCTGAAACTCTGGTTGCATAGCAGAAGTAATCTTATCAAAGATTTTCTTACCGAACTTATAAAGGAAAACTTTGCCCTCATTATCGGGATTGGTAGGATCCTTGACCACATAGATATTGCTGATATAAGTCAGTTTACGTTTCTGTTTACGTGCAAGTTCTTTACCAGCATCAGTACCGTTGTTCCAGAGTTCGGAGTTCAGTTCACCAACTGGATCTTTCTGTCCAATTGTGCTGAGGTTGTTTTCGATATACCAACCACCAGGTCCTTGGAAGGCATGAGAGTAAAGTTTAGCAAAAGGAAGATCTTCCCCATCAGGAGCAGGGAGGAAACGAATGACGGCATAACCGTTGCCACTTTTATCACATTCGAGTTTCCAAAGGCGATCATCAGTAGATGATGCGTTATTATTCATTTTTTCGACTTCCTTGACCAGTTTAGCAGTCAGGGAACCAAGTTTGGATTGTTTCTTAAGATCAGAAAAGCTCATTTGGATTTTTGGATTAATTGGATGTTTTGGATTTACTTGGATATTATAACAAAAATAATCTCATCTGTCAATAAATTGTTTCAGAGACTCAATAGTTTTATTCATACTATTAAAAAGTAAATTAATATCTGTGTCGGGAGGAAATCCCATAATAGCCACAGATTTTTTCAAATTCTCTTTCATCTCAATCGCTTGTGGGTCATGAGAAAGAGAAAGTCTTGTGTACATAATTCGTTGCTTTTCTAGCAACAAAATCATTTTTTCAATGTGTTCTAGTTTATCTTCACGAGACATTGAACCGAAAGTAAGGATGCTTCCATAAATGAACCTTTGAAGTTCATTGATTTCTTCAAGTTCTTCCTGAATCAATTCAGAATCAAAGAATTTACTCATTAACTATTTCCCGTAAAAGTTGTTTATATTGGAACACGTTGATATTTAGAAAGGGTTTGTATTTCCGAATTTTCAAACTTACGGTTTCCCATACAGGGTCTAAAAGTTTCTTATCAAAGACATTCCCGAACTGAAATAGTATATCATAAATTACTAAGACTTCAGGTGAAATCTTCCCACCCAGGAATTTTTTTAGAACTGGTGGATGACCTTTCGAACATTT